CTTTGACACAGACGAAGAAGCTGACAACTTCAGCAAGTTCCTAACCGATCAGTTTGTAGGAGAAGATGACCTAAACCCTAAAAGAACCTTGCACTAGGGGGTTTTGTAATATTTTGAAACAAATTGTAATTCCTTACGCACCTAGAGAAATCCAAAATTTTTTGCACAAGAAATGTGATACCAACAGGTTCAATGTAATCGTAGTTCACAGAAGGGGCGGCAAAACCGTATTTTCAATAAACCATTTAATCAGAGCTGCTCTAACCAATAAGCACCCATACCCAAGATATGCCTTTATTTCGCCATATCGTTTGCAAGGGAAAAGCACAGCTTGGGATTATTTAAAACAATTTTCTGCCACAATTCCTGGCGTTAAATTTAACGAATCAGAACTCAGGGTGGACTTCAATGTCAACAACTCCAGAATACAGATTATTGGAGCTGAGAATAGCAACGCAATTAGAGGTCAGTATTTTGATGGAATTATTGTAGATGAAACGCAGAATGTTGCACCGGATCTGTTTGACACCATACTGCGACCTTGCCTATCCGACAGGGGTGGTTTTGCTATTTTTTTAGGAACGCCAAAAGGTAGAAATTATTTTTATGAATTACATGAAATGGCCAAGCATACAAAGGATTGGTTCACTTGTATTTTTAAAGCCAGTAAAACTAAAATTATAGACCAAAAGGAACTAGATGCCGCAAAATCGGTTATGTCGCCTGAAGCCTACGCCCAAGAAATGGAGTGCAGCTTTCAAGCTGGAATATCAGGATCTTACTATGGAAGCATAATTGAAGGGTTGGAGTCGCAAGGAAGGATAAAAAATTTTGAAATTGATAATGAGCTAGAAACCGAAACCTGGTGGGATTTAGGTATGAATGACAGTACCGTTATTGTTTTTGTTCAAAGGTTTAAAGAAGAAGTTAGGATTATTGATTGCTATGAAAATTCAGGGGAGGGTTTAGACCATTACATGAATATTATAGATAGTAAGCCATATAATTACTCAAAACACATAGCACCCCATGATATTAGGGTCAGGGAATTAGGCACAAACAAATCTAGGTGGGAAACGGCAAAAGAGCTAGGATTGGAGTTTGACATAGCACCGAAGCTGAGTGTGGAGGATGGCATTGAGCAAAGCAGACGGATGCTACCTAAATGCTGGTTTCATAAAAGTAATTGCAAAAAGATGGTAGAAGCGTTAAAAAGCTATTGTAAGCGATGGGATGAAAAAAATAACTGTTTTAAAAACAGACCCCTTCATAATTGGGCATCACATTTTGCTGATGCTTTTCGTTATGGTTCAATCGTAGAACCAATTAATCGTAGCGATTGGAAGAAGCCAATTAGGGTGAATACAAAATATATAGTTTAACATGGCAAAAAAAATTAAATTTTCCGAAGATCCAGAATTAAGAGCCGTAATCGGTAAGCAAATAAATAATGCTTTAGGATATTTAGGCGGACCTTTATCTGCATCAAGACAAAAATCATTAGAGTATTATTTAGGCGATAAATTAGGAACAGAAATTGACGGCAGATCACAAGTGGTGTCAACGGATGTTTCCGATACAGTAGAAAGTATGCTGCCAAATCTTTTAAGAATTTTTACAGCATCCGATAAAGTTGTGCGTTGCGATCCTGTTACATCTGAGGATGTTCCTATGGCAGACCAAGCGACAGCTTACTTAAACCATGTTTTTTATAAAGAGAACGATGGCTTTAAATTATTATATAATTTTTTCAAAGATTCTTTAATTGAAAAGAATGGATTTTTAAAAGTTTATTATGACGAAAGCGAAAGAGTGGAACATGAAACTTATAAAAATTTAACCGAAGATGAATACTACGCTTTAACTGATACCCAAGATGAAATTGAAAAGATTAGCGAAGAAGAAATTATAGATGAAAAAGTACAAGGTCAAAACGAAGAAATTATTAAACAAGCTGAACTACAAATATCCGATCCTGCTCAATTAGAGATTGTTAAATCTCAGTTACCCAATCCTGTATTACATAACTGCACTTTAAAAAGAACAATTAAAAAAGGCGGAATTAAAGTTGAGTCTGTAACGCCTGATGAATTTTTAATTAATAGAAATGCTAAGACGATTGATGATGCAGATTTTATAGCTCAAAGAGTTTATATGACTAGATCAGAAATAATCCAAATGGGATTTGATGAAGCTGATGTTATGCAACTTCCAACAGCTCAGGTATCTTTATTTCAAACTGAAAGTTTAATTAGAGAAAGACCAATTAGTGCTTTCCCAATAGAAACACCGACTGATCGTTCAACTGAAAAAATTGAAATTTATGAATGTTATGTTCGTTATGATTATGATGACGATGGTATAGCAGAGTTAAGAAAAGTTTTATCAGCAGGTGTAGATGGTGCTTTCATTTTAGAAAATATGCCTTGTGATAATATGCCGTTTGTTTCGGTTACGCCAATTCCAATGCCACACAGATTTTATGGTCGTTCTATTGCAGAGCTAGTTGAAGATATACAATTAATGAAATCAACGGTGATGCGTCAACTGTTAGATAATATGTATTTAACAAATAATAACAGAGTGGCGATTATGGATGGTATGGTTAATATGGATGATTTATTAACGACTAGACCTGGCGGTGTGGTAAGAACGAAGCAACCACCAAACCAAGTGATGCAGCCGTTACAAGCTCAACCGATTTCACAACAAGCCTTTCCTTTATTAGAATACTTAGATTCTGTTAGAGAAGCTAGAACTGGTGTTTCAAAATCAATGCAAGGATTAGATGCTGATACTTTAAATGCTAAAACAGCAACAGGTGTTAATTCGTTAATGACGCAAACACAAATGCGTTCAGAATTAATTGCTAGAATTTTTGCGGAAACAGGCGTTAAGGATTTATTTAGAAAAATGTTTGAACTAATGGTTAAATATCAAGACAAAGAAAAAGTTATTATGATCCATAATAAATATGTTCCAGTAAAACCTACAGAATGGAGAGATAGATTTAATGTTTCTGTAGTAGTGGGTTTAGGTACTGGTTCAAAAGAACAACAAATTGTTATGTTAAACAATATTTTAGAAAGACAATTACAAGCATTTAACTTACAAGGCGGCAAAGAGTTTCCAATAGTTACATTACAAAATATGTATAATACTTTAACTAAAATTATTGAAAACGCTGGACTTAAAAATGTGGAAAGTTATTTTACTAATCCTGAATTAGGCAAACAAATGATGCCACCACCTCAACCACCACCATTAACTCCTATTGAAAAAATTGAATTTACAAGAATTGATGCTGAGAATAAGCGTAAGATTGCAGATTTAGAATTACAATACCAAGAATTATCGCAAAAGAATCAAGAAATGCTATTAGACTTTGAAGCGAAGATAAAAGATATTGCCTTGAAATATAACACACAACTTGATACAGCTAAAATTAAAGCTGACGCTGATTTAGATAAAATGATTATGGCAGATAACACAAAGATATTGGAAAAAGCAGAAAAGTCTGCTAATATGTTCAGCGAACAGTTAAAAGGTAATAATGGATCAGAAAGATCAAGCCAACAGGGAGAGGGAACTAAGCCGTTCATCTCAGGCAACACAATTATTAGAGAATAAACTTTTTCAAGAGTCATTTTCTACTCTTAAAAAAATTTATTCTGAGGCACTTTTAGATAAAACAGGTGCTAAAGAGGGCGATACAAGGGAAAAACTTTGGATCGCTTATAATGTTGTTGGAAAAGTGGAACAACATTTAAAAAGTATTCTTGAAACAGGAAAACTTGCAGAAAAGCAATTAGAAGTTTTCCGAAAACAACAACAAGATAAGAAATTTTAACCGACCTGGTTAAAATAAGCCAACCCATAAGGGAGCTTAACTAAAGGAGGACATTTATGTCTGACGCAAATCCATTATTGTCTAATAAGACAATGCAAGGTGCAGCTAAAGCTGTTGAGGGGTTATTAGATCAAGGTAAAATTAATACTAAGATAACTGACGAACCTCAAAAAGAAGTTGCTAAAGAAGAACCAAAGAAAACTGAAGCGGAAGCTGAAGATAATTCTAAAGTTCAAGAAGAAGAAAAAAAGACCGAAGCTCAACCTGAAAAGGAAGCTGAAGTTGAAGAAGAAGCGTCTAAAAAAGAGAACGCTGAAGCGAAACAAGAAACCGATTTACACCAGATTATAGTCAATGGTGAAAAAATTGATGTTGACCTTGATGAACTGAAAGCAGGTTATCAAAAAGATGCCGATTATAGACGAAAGACGGAGGAACTAGCTATTG